GAAAGGTTATTTACGGAAATGGAAGATGTAGACCAAGATGTATTAGATTATTTTGAAACAATCAAGCAGAAGAAAGCCACAAAAAGAGCGGAAATGACAGACAATGGAAAAGCTATTATTAAATACATGCAAGATAACTACGAAGAAACAGATAATAAATTCTTATCAAAAGATATAGCTGAGGGATTATTTACCTCTTCGAGATCAGTTAGTGGAGCAATGAGAAAGTTAGTTATTGATGGATATGTTGAAAAAAGTGATGATAGCCCTATTGTTTACAGTTTAACAGATTTAGGAAAAGAATATTCAATTCAATAAAGAATACTACAATTAAATTAAAGGGAGAGATGTTAATTATGAAAAAGATGATAAATAAAACTCATATAGAAGGTATATTATATGAATCAACACTTGAAGAGAAGGTTTTAAACTCAGTAGATGAAACTAAATATATTTCAGGTAAACTAGCTATTGAGGTAGCTGAAGATAATGTTGTTACAGTGGATATATATGAGAATGAAACAACAAAAGCAGGTAAAAAGAACCAGAAGTATGATAAATTAAAATCTTTGATAGGTGCAAATTCGATAGTAACTACTGGAAGAGATACAGCAGTTTGTTTAAAGATAGATTCAGCTTTATCATTAAATGATTGGTATCCACCGCAAGGAGAATTAGTGTCAACTTTAAGAAACTTCAATGGATTTATTAGCTTTATATCTCCAGAAGAAATGAAACCGCAAGCCACATTCCAAGTAGATATGTTAATAACTTCTACCATGGATGATATGGAAAAAGATGAAAATGGAGATTTTGTTCCAAATGGTGCATTAAAGGTAAAAGGTTATATCTTTGATTTTGCTAACAGAATAATGCCAGTCGAATTTTTAGTTGAAAGTGAAGCTGGAGTTAATTACTTCAGAGATTTAGAGCCTAACACATTTACAAAGATTTGGGGAAAACAAGTTACTCAATCCAAGACTATAAGAAAAGTAGAAGAGTCAGCTTTTGGTGACGATAAAGTAATTGAGTTTACGAACACTAGAAAAAAATTCGTTATTACTGGAGCTAATAAAGAACCTTATATGTTCGGTGAAGAAGGAATTTTAACGGTTCAAGAAGTTCAAGAAGCAATAGCAAATAGAAATGTTTATTTGGCAGATAAAAAAGCTCAAAGTGAAAATAAAGCGCCTACCTCAACAGAATCAATAATTAAGAATCCTTCAACTGCTACATTCACTTTCTAAAACAACATACTCGCAGCGAATAAACTGTAAATTAAATATTGAAAGGAGGACGTACATGAGTTTATTAGATCTACAACCTCATAAAGTCTCTAGAGATTTAAGAGGTTACAGTGTATTATTTTACGGTGAAGTTAAGAGTAAATAATTCTGCTCTCTTTGTAAGTGATTACAAAGCAAACATCGCGGTAAAAACGGGAAACTCCCTTTGGGACAACCCGAGCGGAAGTATTAGAGTTAAAACTCTTTTACACGCGCAACGCATAGATTTTGAAACTATCATTTAAAGGGGGAGAATGTTCAATGAACATCCACGATTTAAAAAAATTATACTCAGAAGGCTATTCTTTAACGAAACTTGGGGAAAAGTATGGGAAAGACCCTAGAACAATAAAAAGAATTTTGCAAATGAACGGTGTTACAATAAGAACTAGGTCTGAACAAAATATTATTAGTAATCAATTAAGAGGTTTAAAAGTAGATCACACATATTTTGATCAGATTGACTCCAATAAAAAAGCATATATACTGGGCTTTCTTGCTGCAGATGGGAGTGTCAGTGGAGGTAATAGAAATATGATTAGTCTCGGCCTAAGTTCTGTTGATAGAGAAATTTTAGAAAAAATAAAAACAGAATTAAAAATTGAAAGAGAGATTAAAGATTTTATAACATCTAAAGGTTTTCCTGTTTCCAGATTGGTTTGGAGTAGTGCTAATCAAAAAATAAAGCTATCTTCTTATGGTATTGTACCAAATAAAACCTATAAAAGATTATCTTTAAAAAATATTCCACAAGATTTTAAAATGAGTTATCTTTTAGGTTATTATGATGGAGATGGCTGTTTCAGGAATGACGGCACTACTTGTAGAATGGAAATTTGTGCTTATAGACCTGAGTTATTAAATGAATTCGCCGAGTTGATTAATGAACGATTTGGAGCTACAAACACTGTTCTAAAAAGCAAATCAAGAGAAAATTATTATACTCTAACATATTCAACACAATATGCAGTTGCTATTTTAAATTATTTGTATGAAAAGAACCCCCTTTTCCTACAAAGGAAATATAATTCTTTCTACAAATGGAAAGAACAAAATGATAGAATATAATAAATCCACGAGACCGCGACAACTAGTAGCACTAGTTGAGAAGGTATGCTAATCCAGATTGGAAAAGACCAATCGTAGGTGTTTATGGCGGTAAACACTGATGAGAGTAATCTCTGGAAGCAAAGGATAAAAAGCCTTTGCGGTAATACAAATGGGTAAAACGACAAACGCCAGCAAGTTCCCCAAAGCTCTCATCTTAGCTTTTGAAAAAGGGTACTCTGCACTTCCAGGGGTTTATGCCCAACCTATAAATAGCTGGGGAGAATTCTTAAAGGTTTTAAGGGAGCTTAAAGATCCAGCTGTCAAAGAAAAATTTGAAACGATAGTGATTGACACGGCAGATATAGCTTATGACTATGCAGAGCAATATATATGTAATGTTAACGGCGTGTCGGCTATAGGAGAAATTCCTTACGGTCAAGGTCACTCGCAGTTGGCAAAAGAATTTGACAGTAGGTTAAGACAAATAGTTCAAATGGATTATGGTTTGGTTTTAATATCTCACTCAACAGATAAGACTTTCCAAGCTGAAGATGGAACAGAATATAATATGATTGTTCCTACTTTACCAAATAGAGCAAGGCTAATCGTTTCAAGATTATGCGATATAATCGGTTACTCAAAGCAAATTGAAACACCCGAAGGTTTGCAAACATTTTTATTTATGAGAGGTACACCTAGATTCGAGGCTGGTTCTAGATTCAAATATACTTCTGATAAAATACCATTCACATATAAAAATTTGGTTGAAGATATAAGACGAGCAATAGACAAACAAGCAGAAGAAGAAGGTGAGGAATTCATAACAGATGAAAGAGAAAATCTATATCAGACTAAAGGTCCAGAAGTAGATTTTGACGCCTTGATGAATGAATTCCAAGACATAACAACAAAGATGGTTACAATTGACGCTCCTTACTTTGCACCAAGAATCACTGAAATTGTAGAAAAACATCTTGGTCAAGGAAAGAAAGTAGCAGAAATGACAAGATCTCAGGTCATGATATTAGAAATAATAGTAGATGAATTAAAGGATCTAGAATCAAAATATTAAGCAAATAAATAATAAAAATATAAGATAGAAACAGAAGAGAGGGTCATCAGTGATGCCTCTCTTTTGCCAATTTTAAAAAAATATAGTATAATATATGAAGAAGGAAATATATTTAACTACGTGGAAGGTGATGTAATGGCGGCTAAAAAACCACAAGTCAAATGCCCGGGTTGTGGGTTAAGATTCTATCGAGAAGATGAACCTCACATTCACATCAAAAATAGATATTGGCATATTGAATGTTACAATCAAGAAGAAAAAGCAAGGAGTCAATCGGAACAAGCTATTAAAGATTTAGAAAACTATATTTGTAAATTGTTTGGCACAGACCATGTTAGTCCAAGGATAAGAAAGCAGATTGCAACAATGATCTCACAATACAATTTTACTTACTCTGGGATTTTAGGGAGTTTGAAATATTGGTTTGAAGTTAAAAATGGATCAATAGAAAAATCAAATGGCGGAATTGGAATAGTGCCTTATATTTATGAGGAGGCAAGTAAATATTATGAATCTATCTTCCTTGCGCAACAAGCTAATAAAGAAGTTAAGTCAATAGACACAGAGGAAATTATTGTAAGAATTCCTTCTCCTAAACGGAATGTTAAGCGTTTAAAACTTATTGACTTAGATTATTTAGAAGAGGGGGAAGTACCAGTAAATGAAAAGTAATGCGTACTTAGACAAACGAAGCATTATGCAGGTCTTAGGTTGTTTAAAAAATAATCCTAATTTATTAACAAGAACTGATAAATATGAATTTAATGAAGATGACTTTGCAGAAGACTTTTATATATTAATATTTGGTATCTTACAAAATTTAAAGGCACAAGGTTTGAAGAAAATAGATTTATTAGATATAGATAATTATCTCTCTACAAGACCAGGAGCAAAGAAGTTATATGAGGACAACAGAGGTGCGGAATATGTATCAGAGATTTCTAAAATTTCAGATATTTCTAAATTTGATTATTATTATCAAAGATTAAAGAAAATGACTTTGTTGAGAATGTATGTTGAATATGGAGTGGATATTAGTTGGCTTTACAACCCTAATACTTTAGATATTCAATTAAAACAAAAGCAAGAAGACTGGTTGGATAGCGTTGACAGACAAGCGATTGTAACAGCGGTAAATAAAAAGTTTAAAGAAATTGAAAGTAAGTATTTAAATTCTATAGGCAGTGATAAAGTAGCTGCTGGGCATAGCATCTTTGAACTAATTGAAGATTTAAAGACAACTCCTGAAGTGGGGATTCCAATGTTCGGGCCATTGATTAACACTATTACTCGGGGTGCCCGACTAAAAAAGTTCTATTTGAGGTCTGCGCCCACGGGCACAGGCAAAACACGTATGATGATCGCCGATGCTTGCAACTTTGCTTGTGATGAAATTTATGATATATACGAACAAAAGTGGATACCTAATGGGACTTCTGAACCTACGTTATACATAACAACCGAA